GTAAGCCTAAATAATAGGCTAGCTAATTTTTTAGATAGCGATAATTTTACTATAGAGGGCTATAACAAGTTAATAGCTGAGGCTAAAGATCTGGCTATAGATCTAGATAAAAAAGAGCCTAGTAACGTAGAAACTATTTTTAATATAATAGATAAGCATAGCAAAGCGAAAAGGGGCGAAATAACGGGCCTAGCTTTAGGATACGCCCAGCTAAACGGCGTAGTACTTTTAGAGCCTTGCGACGTAATGCTAGTAGGCGGGCGTCCCGCTATGGGTAAAACGGCCTACGGGGTAAGTACGGCGGTACGTTTAGCGCTATCTGGTAAAAAGGTACTATACTTTAGCTTAGAAATGAGTAAAGAACAAATTTTAAGGCGCGTAATATCTAATATAACGGGTATAGATAGCAATAAGATAAAATACGGCCTTTGTAGCGATCGCGAAATAAATACGATCTATAGCGCGCAAGCCTTAGCCGAGCTAAATAATCTAATAGTAATAGAGGGTAGTAAGACTATTAACGAAATTAGTACGCTGGTATCTAAATATAAAAGCGAGGTAGGTATAGACGTCTATATAATAGACTATATACAGAAAATACAGGCTACTACTAACCGAGGTAGATACGAGGCGGTAACCGAAATAAGTAACGGCGTAAAACTTATTACTATGGGTAGCGCCGTACCCTGTATAGCTTTAGCCCAGTTAAGTAGAGATAGTAGCCGTACTGGTAAACGCCCCAGCCTACCAGATCTAAAAGAAAGTGGCGAGCTAGAACAAGACGCCAGTATAGTAGCCTTTATACATAGGCCAGAGTATTACGGCGAAACCGAAACCTATAACGGCTTACCCTCTACTAACGCTTGCGAGTTTATTATAGGTAAAAACCGCGAGGGCGAAATAGGTATATACGATTTTAACGTTAACCTAAGTACTAGTAAATTTACGTAATGAAAAAACTAAAAACCTGTAAAAACTGCGGGGACAAATTTACCCCGCGCTTTAATAGTTTAGAGCGCTTTTGCTGGGCTTACGACTGCAAAGTAAAAGAGGCCCTACAAAACCTAGAAAAGCAAAAAAAAGCCGAGGCTAAAAAGGACCGCCAGCGCTTACTACAAAAAAAACAGGATCTAAAAACGTTACCAAAATTACAGGCCGAGCTACAGAAATTAGTTAACTTATACGTAAGAAACCGCGACGAGGGCCTACCCTGTATATCCTGTAACGCTAAACTAAATAAGGATAACGTAAACGCTGGCCACTATTTACCCGCTGGATACTACCCAGCTATTAGGTACGATCTAGAAAATATAAATAATCAATGTATAGAATGTAACCACCATAGAGGCGGTAATAGGACCGAGTACCGCGAGGGTTTAATAAAAAAAATAGGCCTAGAAAAGGTAGAGGCCCTAGAGCAACGTAGGCACAAAAGCCAAAAGTATACGAGGATCGAAATACTAGAGCTAATAGATCTATATAAGGCTAAAACAAAAAAAAATAGGTAGTTATTGTTATATTAAATTAAATTTCTATATTTGCTACGTGAAACAATTAAAAAATAACGTAATGAGTACACAAATTAAACCCTATCTATACGTAAGCCAAGGGGCGGGCGTAAAAATGTTTACACTATGGCGCGATACCCAAGGGGGTAGCCAGTACGTAAAGCCTAGGTACATTAAAAATTTAAGTACCGATAAAGAAAAGGCTATGCAAATGGCGCAAGCCTACGCGGATAAATGCGGGCTAGACTTATACGACGACGCCGTAGAAACCCTACGAGAAATTAAGCGCGTACATACTTGGACGCCTACTAAAGTACGTTTCGGTAAAAACTATGGTATAGAGCTAGCCGAGTGCGAGCCTAAATTTATAGTCTGGGTAGCTAAAGGTTGCCCCTTATTAGACGAGTACCAAACCCAAAAAGAGGGCGTAGACGTATGGACTAATAACTATTACGGGGGCGAGGACTTTTGCGAGGTAGCTAAAGACGTAGCAGTAGAGCTAGGCCTAGGCGTAACCGAGGACTATAACGGGTATAGACGTTTTTATACTAACGACCAGTACGCTAAGATCCTAGCCAAAAGAGCCGAAAAGGAAAAAGAAACTAACGGCCATTTTTACGAAAACGGCCAGCGCTTAGAGCTAGAGCTAACACTATTAAAGCGCTTTTCTTTTAGTACTGAGTACGGCGAAATGAATATACTAACCTTTAAAGATAGCGATAGCCGTATATTTAAGTACAAGGGTAGCAAAAGTTACTATCTACTAGACGAGGGTAAAACTATAAAGCTAAAGGCTACTATTAAACAAGGCGCGTACCAAGGGCGACTAGAAACGTACCTACAAAGATTAGATATAATTAGTAAATATATAAACCTGTAATATGAAAACAAGTAAAAAAACGCGGGCCAAGTACCGCCAGTACCTAAAAGAGCTAGACGTAGTAATACGATCCAGCGACGTAGACGTAAGCCCGTATAATCTGGCTAGAGAAATGGGCGTAAGTAACTTTTTACCTACGGCCCTTAAAAAGCTAAATTTTATAGTAAAGCGATCCACTACGGCGGGGGTACGTTACGTATGGAATTTAAAAGGCGTAAACCACGAGCAAATTATAGACGCGGTACTAGAGGCCCGCGCTAGATACGCTAAGGAACGTAAAGAAAAGACTATAGACGAAATTAATAATACGCCTTTAAAAGATCTTACTAAACAGGATCTAGACGCTTGGCGTAAACGATACCAAAGCCAGACGCCAGACGTAAGCGACCTACCTATACGTAAAGAGGTATACGACGTTAGTACGGCTGGCGAAATAAACTATAACCCAGACGAAATTTATAACGTACCGCCTAAAAAAGATAGGGCGCTAAACAGGGCTATACTAAGTAAGATACTAAGCGTAGGGCTAGATCTATTAAAGAATTTAATAACCAGAAAAATAACTAAAAAATGAGCGAGGACAAAAAAGACCTTTATAAGGCGCTGGCTAATTTTCAATACGAAACGCCAACGATACCAAAGGGTAAAAAAGGATACGGCTATAACTACGCCGAGCTATCTAAGACTATAGAAATTATTAAGCCTTACCTACAGAAATACGAGCTAGGCTTTACCCAGTTATTAAGGGACGAAAATATACTAACTACTATACTTTTTCACTACCCTACGGGCCAGTCTTTAGACTGCGATACTATACTACCAAAAGGCTACGAGTTAAAAGGTATGAATTTATACCAGACCGACGGGGCTAGAAATACCTACTATAAGCGTTACGTATTATTAGGCCTTTTAGGCGTCTTTTGCGAGGACGAGGATACAGACGCTAAGGGTAAGGTAGAAAAGGCTAAAGATCCTAGCGAAACCCCTAAAAAAGATAGTCTAAGCGAAAACCAATTTATACAACTTATAGGCTATATAAAAGCGGGTAAAATTACTAAGGACCAAGCTATACAGAAATATAATTTAACCCCTACGCAAAAATTAAGCCTAGCAAATGTAGAATAAATTAAATTTTTTATATATTTGCAAAGTGAAACAATTAAAAACTAACGTAATGAAAAGACACGAATTTTTAGTAAGAGCTAGTAGATTAGGGGACTTAATGGCTAGCGATCGTAGCGGTAAAGGGTTAGGCCTTACGGCTAAAAAGGTAATTTTAGAGGCCGTACTATTTAATAAGTATGGTATAGAGCCTAAAGAAATTACTAATAAGTACCTAGAGAAAGGCCTAGCTAACGAGGTAGAGGGTATTAAATTAGCGAGTAAAGTATTAGGCTGGCTAGATATAGATACCGATAAGCCAAAGGTAAGGCTAAGTAACGACTACGTAGTAGGCGAGCCAGACGTAAACGAGGCCGATCTAGTAGCCGATATAAAAAATAGCTGGGACGCCTTTACGTTTCCGTATGGATCTAAAGAAATACCTACAAAAGGGTACGAGTACCAACTATTAGCCTATTTATGGCTTACAGGTAAGAAAAAAGCGAGCCTAGTATATACCCTAACAGATAGCCCAGAGCATACTATTTTAGACGAAACTAACCGCCTAGTATGGAAAAATACGGCTAACCCTAAATACGCCCATTTAACGCAAAGCGAAATAGAGCAAGCTATAGAGGATAAAGTACGCCAGTCTTTAACTTTTAGCGATAAGATACCAGCCGAAAAGCGAGTAAAAGAGTACGTAGTAGAGTATAACGACGAGGCTATAGAAAAGATTAAAGAGCGTATAGATCTAGCGAGGCTAGAGTACGATAAGTTATATAACGAAATTTAAACGTAATGAAAGAGAACATAGTAAAAATTACGGGTAAGGCCTTAGAGGTAGGGCCTACCCAAACCTTTAGCGAGCGCTTTAGTAAGCGTACTTTAGTACTGGATATAACAGATAACCCAAAGTACCCTAACTACCTTAGCGTAGAGTTTAGTAATGATAAAACAGACCTACTAAATAACATAAAGATAGGCGACGAGGTAAAGGCTACTATAGCTTTACGGGGTAGGGCTTGGGTAGACAAAAATACAGGCGTAACTAAGTACTTTAATAGCCTAGAGGCGATAGGTCTAGAGTACGCCCCTGTAAACGATTTTACACCTATTAGGCCAGCCGAGGCTATAAACCTATTAGATCCTAGTAGCCAGCGGGTAGAAAATAATCTACAAACTAAAGAAAGTAATAACGCGGGTAATAATCTGGCGCTAGATCTAGGCGAGGACGACCTACCCTTTTAATAAATTAACAAAATGAAAGCTAAAGAACTGGCTAACCTTAATACCTCAGCTAGGGAACTAATAAAGGGGTATATAGAAAAGAAAAAACTAACCCTAAACGCCTTTAGTAAAAAGGCTGGGGTACACCAAAGCCAGCTATACCTATACTTAGAGGCTGGTAAAGGTTTACATAGTAGTACGCTAGAAAAAATAGGTAACTATATAGCTGAAAATAAGTAAAAATATAAGGGGTTTATAGCCCCTTTTTTTTATCTATTTAGACCTAATTTAGACCTAGTTTAGACTTTATTTAGACTTTATTTATATTTTTTTTTCTTTAGATCTATGCTAAATTAAATTTATTACTATATTTGTCTAGTGAAACAATTAAAAAATAACGCTATGAAAAAAGAAACTTTAAGAGAATTTACCCTAATTACTAAAAAAGGACGCTACTATAACGACGTAGTAGCTAAGGATCGCGACGAGGCTACGGCTATTATAGATAGTTACCTAGAGCGTAACGACTGGGTAGCTAAAGTATGGACCAACCCTATAAGCGGTAAAGAGCTACTACAACCTACTAAGACGTTAAAAGAGTACAAACTAAACGAGCTACTACGTAACGACCTTAAAGAGGGTAAGCTAAAACTATCTAGCGCTTATAGCGAAAATAAGTATAGCGAGGGTACGGCTGAGTACGAAAATAACGGCGAGTATATTTGCGTTAATTTTGAGTACGACTTTAGCTATACGCGTAGCGGTTACGATATTATACCAGAGTTTACTATAGACGTAATTAGTATATACGACTACGAGGGCGACGAGTATAATAATCTAGACCACGACGTAACGCGATTACTGGCTAACCAGATAGCCGAGGATATTAATAACGACTACGACGTAGAGCGCTGGGCTAACTGGGGCGTAGACGAGGATAGGCTATATTTTGAGGACGATACCCCAGCGTACCCTATAACCCTGTAACTTTAGAGCTATGCGATATATTAAGCTAATAGATATTAACACTAAGGTAGGTACGAAAACGTACCTACTTTTTATTTCCGACGATCCTAGGGCGATCTTTTTATACTTTAATAAAAGCGACTTTAACGGGCTTAATTTAGTAGCTTGCGAAAAGCGACTAAAACAGGGCGGGACGTATATAGACGGCTGGGCTAACGAAAGCCCTACAGACGATAAAACGCCTTACCTCTTTTTAAACCTAAAGAGCCTAAACGAGCTACCACTAGTAAAGGTAGCTACGCTAATAAACCACGAGGCTAGCCACTTGGCTATAATGTTTTACGGCCAGCTAAACGACGATAACGAAGAGGATATAATAACCCTAGCCGAAAAGATTACGCTAGATATTATAGACCTTTTAAACTACCCTAAAATTTACTTTAAACTTGAGCTATGCGATATAAACGACTACTAAAGGCGGTAAAGGATCTACTAGCCTTTTTAAACTATCTAGAAAGCAAAAAAATAGAGGCCAGTATTTACGCGGGCCGTCCCTTATCTTTTTAACTATGGAAAATACTAACTATTTAGAACTTTACGACCTCAAAGTAGGCGACTGGGTACAAGCCCCTAACGACGAAAGTATAGGCGAGAATTTAAGCCCCGCTAATATCTACCAAGTAATAGAAATAAGCGAGGGGGCGCTATGTACGTTTTATATTAGCGACGATAACGGCGAGGCGATCGCTTGCGTAGTAGGATACCCAGACGCGCACCTAAACGGCCTTACTTGGCAAAAAGTACCAATTTTAAAATTTTAGATATGAAACCTAGCGTACAAACTTGGATAGATCAAGTAGAAAGCGGTAACGTAAAGCACAATACCGCCAAAGTATTAAAATACGTAAAAGAAAAAACGGCTAACTATTTTACCCGCGACTTATTTAACGAGGGCCAGATAGTAGGGGTAACTATAACCGAAATAAAAAGCGACCTTAGACTATTACACCCTACCGCTACGTCTTGTATTACTAACCTTACAGACGCGGGCCTAATTAAAGAAATAGGCCAAGCTAGAGAAACCTATACGCGTAACGATAAAGAGCGTACTACTACTTATACGCTTTATACGTACGTATACGATCGTAACGAGCGTAACCGACTGGCTAAGAAAAGGGCCTTTAATAAATTTAGCGACTGGATAGACCGAGGTATAAAAGAATTTAGCGACTATCTTACAGACGAGGACCTAGAAACTATAAAAGATATACGTAACGCCTGTAGCGAAATAAAAGAACAGGGTAAAAAATGGGGCTATAATGACAACTAAAAGCTATAATAGGCGTTACTATTTACATAAACGCGCTAAGCTAATTACTGAGGCTAAACTAGACGTAAGAAATAAAACTATATACGTAAGTTACTCTATAGATCCTAGCGGTATAATATCGAATAAGTATATAAAAGAGCTAACGGCCTTATATGGCTATAGCCTACAGATAACTATAGATAGGTAAAAATTATTTACCTTTGCTAATTAGCTAGAAATTTCGGGCGGGGCTAGCGTTAGTTATTTATTGTTTCACACCTGTAAAAGTTACCAAAGCCCCGCCCTTATTTTTAAATTTAAACTATGAAAAAAGAAAACGTACAAAAATTAGTAAAAGAGGTAGGCTATATACTGGCTACGCTGGTAGTATTTCCAGTTATGTTAGGGCTATACCTACTAGATCGCTTACTATGTGTTATTTTGATCCACTTAGAAAGTAAACCGCTGGGCGTCTGGCAAAAAAACATAAGTAACGTTATAGGTAGCGTATACAGGGTTATAGGCGCGGGTTTAATTTACGGCCTTGTTAAATTGTTTCAATGGATCTTTTAGAGTTATTCGATAACCACCTAGACGCCTTAGACTATTTAAGCGACTGCGAAATAGGCCAAAGCCTAGACGGCGAGCCTATACTATCTTTTAAAAAGATCGCTAAGAAACTTAAAGCCGAGGGTTACGATCCTTACGACGCTATAGACCGCCTTAATATAATACTAGCGCCCTTACAGAAAAGTAGGGGCGTAATTATTTTATACGATATAGACTAAAAGCCCTTTAATAATGGATATAGTAAATAGACTTAAAGAGGTATACCCAGATAATAGCTTTATATACTTAGTAGGGCTAAACGACGCTATAATAGGCGTAAGTATGGGACTAAGCGAAAGCGACGATAAGCTAGTATATCTAGCGAGTAAAATAATAGCTAACTTTGTTAGTAATGGTATGGCCTACGACGAGGCTATAGAGTTTTACTATTTTAACGTAGAGGGTAGCTATTACGGCGAAAATACCCCTATAATAGTAAACGACCTAGAGCTAGATCTTTGTAGAGTACCAGCCAGCGCTAAGGATATACTAATAACCTTTAGAGCTAACTAAATTACACCGAATAAACACCGAAATAAAAACGCTATGGGTAAAGCAAACGATAAAAGCCTAGAGAACTTACGGCCCGCTTGGACTAAGGGCGAAAGCGGTAACCCCAGCGGGCGACCTAAAGGCGCGCTAGGACGCGCTACTATAGCCCGTTACTGGCTAGAGGCTAAGACTAACGAAACTAACGACCTTACGGGTAACGACGAGCTACTAAGCCAAGAGGACCTAATAACCTTAGCCGTAATTAAAAAGGCCAAGGCTGGCGACGTACAAGCGTACCGCGAGCTACTTAATAGCGCTTACGGCCAAGCTACCCAGCCTATAGCTATAGATAACGACTTTATAGATCTAAGCGACCTTACTACAGACGAAATACGTAACCTACTTAGTGGCGATAATGATACCAACGGCGACGATTAAAAAGACCGCTATACGCGAGCTATTAAAGCTAGAGCTAGCTAGGCGCGACTTTTGGGCCTTTTGCGAGCTATACGATAGCGAATTTTTTACCGAGCGTATCTTTTTAAAAGAAATAGCCGAGGCCCTACAGGATATAGAAAACGGCGTAATAAAAAGCCTATCTATTAGCCTACCCCCTAGGGCTGGCAAAAGCTATATAACTACTCTTTTTTGCGCTTGGACCTTGGGCCGTAACCCTACGCGCTCAGTAATGCGTAATACCTGTACGGCTACCCTTTACTTAAAGTTTAGTTACGACGTACGGGCCGTAGTTAAAAGCGATCTATTTAAAAAGGTATTTACTGGTATAGCTATAAGCGACGATAAGGCTAACCTACAGGGCTGGAACTTAAACCATAGTAAACAGGTAGGGTACTTTGGCGCTGGGGTAGGCGGTACTATTATAGGTTTCGGGGCTAATAACTTGGCTATAACAGACGACCTGTATAGAGGTATAGAGGACGCGCTAAGCGATACTATTAACGAGCGCGTAATACAATGGAAAGAGGCTACCCACGATAGTAGGCTAGAGGCTGGCGCTAAGGTTATAGATATAGGTACGCGCTGGTCTACTAACGATATTATAGGCCGTAATATAAATAACAAACGATACGAGCGTAGTATAATTATACCAGCGCTAGACGATAAAGGCCGTAGCTTTTGCGACGCCGTAGCTACTACAGACGAGTACGAGCGTAAGCGAAAGTATACCGCCCCCGAAATATGGCAAGCCGAATATATGCAAAGCCCCGTAGATATTAAGGGCCGTTTATTTAACGATCTAAAGTATATAGATCCTAAAGAGCTAGACGATCTAATAGAGGCTAATAAAAGCGATAGTAACCCTAGAGGTATAGAGGGCGCTATAGCGTACGTAGACGTAGCCGACGCTGGTAACGACTATACCGCGCTGGCCGTAGCGATCCTTATAAACCGATCTTTATATATAGCCGATTACGTCTTTACTAAAGATAATACCGATATAACCCTACCCCTAGTAGCTGGTAAGCTAAATTACTGGGGCGTTTCGTATTGTAGGGTAGAAAGTAATAATATGGGCGCTATGTTTGGTAGGCAACTGCAAAGGCTAGTAGATAAGACTAAGGTACTACTAGTAGCTAATACCACTAACAAGGATACCCGTATAATAATGGCCAGCGCCGAAATACAGGCTAAGTTTACCTTTAATAAAAAAGAGGACCAACAAAGTACGCTTTTTTTAAGTAATTTACTCAGCTATAGTAAAGAGGGTAAGAATAAAAACGACGACGCGCCAGACTGCCTAGCTGGCCTTTCTATACTTTGTAGTAGTATACTAAAAATTTAACTAACTTTGTAAATACTTAATAAAAATATGGCTTTAAACTTAAACTTTCTAGAGGCGTTTTTTGGGGTAACTATAGACGATAAAAGCCGTTATATAGATAACATACGCCGAGTTTTCCCAGACGTACAAGTATGGGGGCAAAAAACGGCGATCTGGGTAGATACTAACGAGGCTTATAAACTATTTATAGAAATACCAGAACTAAGGGCCGTAATAGATAAGCGCGCTACTATGCAAGCCAGCGCTAGGCCTTGTTTATACGATAAACAGGGTAACGAGGTTAGTAGCCATTGGTTACTAGATCTTATAGCCCAGCCTAACCCTACCCAAACTTGGGCCGATTTTATCTATAGTATAAGCGTACAAGACGCGCTTTATAGTAACGTATTTATATACGCGCCTAAGCGATCCTTTAATATAGTTAACCTAGCCGTACCACTACCAGCCAGTAAGATACAGGTAAACCTAAGCGGGCGCAAGCTAAAACAAATGGACCAAAAGGGCCTAATAGATAGCTACGTATTTACCTACGATAACGGCGATAGCGAGAAACTAGACCTAAAAGACGTTATTTATATTAACACCAGCGACGGCGTTAACCTTATTAACCCGTCTAGTAGGATCGCTAGCCTTAGATACCCGCTAAGTAATATAAAAGCGACGTATAACAAGCGTAACGTATTACTAGAAAATATAGGGGCGATAGGTATACTTAGCGCTAATAATAGCGATATAGGGGGTAGCTTACCACTAACGCCCGAAGAAAAGGAACAAATTAGAAAAGACTGGTTTAGACGATCTAAAGACGAAATAATTATAACAGAAAGCGCCGTAAACTGGCAACCTATGAGCTACCCGACTAAGGACCTCTTACTATTTGAAGAGCTAACCGCGGATAAAATGGCTATAATAGATATATACGGGCTAAACGCTAACCTGTTTAGTAGTGAAAAGGGTAGTACGTTTAGTAACGTACGCGATAGTATACGTATGGTATACCAAGATACTATAATACCAGAAACGCAAAGTATCTATAATAGTATAATGGATAAGCTAGGACTAACCGCCGAGGGGTATACACTACAGGCCGAATTTAACCATTTACCTATAATGCAACCAGACGAGGAAAAAAGCGCCCAGACTGCTAAGCTAAGAGCCGAGGCCCTAGAGAAACTACAGGCGCTAGGCGTAATAACAACACCAGAAGAGGCCCGCCTCTTTATGGGTATTTAAAAAATTAATAACTTTGTAATATGCGAAACGAGCTATACAACTTTAAACAAGGCCTAGAAATAAAAGATATAGATAGCGCCAGCCGTAAAGTAGCGCTTTACTTATCTACTTTCGACGTAATAGACGCCGATAACGACGTAATACGTAAGGGGGCTTTTAAGAAAAGTATACAGGAACGAGGCCCGCTATCTACCTCTAATAGAAAAATAGCGTATCTAAGGTTTCACGACTGGACCAAACCTATAGGCAAATTTATAGAACTGAGCGAGGACGATAAAGGACTATACGCCGTAGCTGAGCTAGGCCGTAGTACCCTAGGCGAGGACGCGCTAAAAGACTATGAAGATAATATAATTAAAGAGCATAGTATAGGCTTTAAGTATATTAAGGATAAAGTACGTTTCGTAGAAGATCCTACCCAGCCTTTAGGCGGTTACTACGATATAACCGAGGTACAACTATACGAGGGTAGCGCGGTTACCTTTGGGGCTAACGAGTATACCAACGTAGTAGAGGTAGGCCTAAAAGGCGAGGATAAAAAGAGCCTAATAGATCGCGTAAGCGAGGACCTAAGCGCCGTAATTAAAGCCCTAGCTAACGGCGGGGGTAGCGACGAGCGCCTATATAGTTTAGAAATGCAAGCCAAACAACTAGGCGCTAAATTAGCCCTACTAGCAAGCGTAGAGCCAGCTACTAAAAGCTACTTTACAGAAAGCGAGCCAGCGGTAATAGAGCCTAATAGTTTCGACTGGCAAAAGGTATATAATAATATAGTACTTTAATGGCCATAGTACTAGTAGATATTTATACCCAAATAGTAGTAAGGTACGATAGGGTAGACTTTAGAAAGCTAACGTACGAGCCAGCGGGTAAAGAGTATATAAATACCGCGCTAGTAGATACGATAGCTATAGTAGAGGACCAAGTAACCGCTACAGATTACTACGAGGTAGCTATATCTGGTAAAACAATTTATACCAATAGCGAGGGCGTAGAGAAATTAGTAAAAATGTAATAATTTAAAACGTAAACAAGTGGAAAACAATTTAACACCAGAGGACGTAGTAGCTAAGATTAGCCAAGACGTTACAGACAAATTAAAAAGCGTAGCTACCTTAGACGAGGTAAACGCTATTAAAGGCGACCTAGAGGCGCTTAAAGGACTAGAGGCTAAAAGCCTAAACGTAGAAAAGTCTATTTCTAAATTAGAGGGTAAGCTAGAGGCTTTAACTGAAAAGGCGCAAAACGAGCCACAAGCTAAAGCTAATACCTTGGGCGATATTATTATTAAAGGTATGGCTAACGATATAGACGCTATTAAAGCGGGCCAAAGTTTTACCCTAGATACTAAAGCCGATACTACTATTACGGGCGACTATACGGGTACGATCGCGCTAAGCGTACTAGATCCAGAAGTTAACCATATCGCTAGGCAAAAGATTTTAATTCAAAACGAAGTAAGCCGAGGCACTACCTCTAGTAAATTCGTTACGTATATCCAGCAAACGCTAGCGCCTACGTCTACCTTTATTTTAGAGGCTGGCGAGAAAAACGAGGGCGAGGCTAAGTATACCGAGGTATCTAAAGAGGTTAAAAAGGTAGCGGGCCTTATTAAAATTTCTAAAGAAATGCTAGAGGATCTACCATTTATGCGCTCAGAAATTAATAGCGAGCTAGTAAGCGACGTAACCGAAAAGATCGAAAACGGAATTTTGAACGGGACGGGCGTAGGCGTACAACTAGACGGAATGTATACCAACGCTACGGCTTTTGTAGCTGGCGGTTTCGCTTTACAAGTAATAGACGCTAACCTAAGCGACGTTATCCGCGTAGCTTGCGCTCAAGTAGAGGCTAATAAATTCGTACCTACGCACGTAATTTTACACCCGCGCGACGTTGCTAGAATGCACTTAACTAAAGCTACAGACGGAACGTATACCTATCCAGTTTTCTATATGAACCCTTTAACAGGTCAACAAATGGTATTTAATTTAAAAATTATTTCTACTACATTTATGACTGAGGGTAACTTTTTGGTAGGCGATCTTAAACGCGACTTTATGAAAATGCGCGAGGGGGTTAATATCCAAGTAGGCTACGTAAACGACGACTTTAAGCGTAATATGGTTAGTATCTTAGCTGAGGCTAGACTAGTTAACTATATTAAGGCTAACGATACGGGGGCTTTTGTTAAAGGGGTTATCGCTACGGCTATTACGGCTATAGATAAACCATAAACTAAAAACTAAGTAATACTAGTAGTATGGAAAATAATAAACGCGGGCGCAAGCCAAAAGCTAAAAAGCCTTTAGATATTAAGGTAGATACCGAAAAGGTAGATATTAACATAACTAGGGACGAGGCGGGTAACGTTAAGGCTGGTATAGATCTACCTAAAGTAGACCTTTTAATAACCAAAGATAGCGAGGGCGTAGAGGTAGAGGTAACACTAGAGGACGGCCGTAGTTATACTTTTGAAAGTAACGGGCGCGCTAGATCTTTACCGCGCGGGCTATGGCAAGTAACGGGCGCTATGGCTAAGCTATTTATAGCGCAAGGTTTCGGAAAAGTAAGAAAGTAAATAATTTAAAGTATGTTTTTAAGCCCTATAGATTTTACAGGAAAGTACGAAATAAGTACGGGTATGTACGATACTAATAAGTTACAAGACTATATAGATCGTTACGAGCCTAGCTATTTACGGCAACTTTTCGGCGTAACTATGTATAACGAGTTTATAGCCGATCTAGACGTAAATAACTTACCGCAAAGCCCTAACTATTTAAAGCTATACTATCCTTTTGCCGAGGACGTAACGCCGTATAATCTTTTAGAAAGTAGAGGGCTTTTAGATATGCTTAAAGGCTTTATTTATTTTGAGTACTATAAAGATCTGGTAAACCTAGCTACGCCTTACGGCGGGGTAAAGCCAAACGCTGAAAATTCGACTATAGTAGGTACTACGTCTAGTACTATGTATACGCGATATAACGACGCGGTAAAAACGTACAAAGCTATACGCCACTATATACACCTTAATACGCCAGTAGAAACGGGCCAGCTAGTAGCGGTTAGTATTGCTAACGCTGGGACTGGCTACGTAACTGGTACTAATATCTTAGTACCTTACTCTACTACCCCTATTTATGTAGGGGGCGTAGATACCTTTACACCTACGGCCCTAGGTACTGGTTATACCAGCGCTACAGGGGTAGTAGTTAACGGGGGTACTGGTACGGGGTTAATAGTGGATATAGTAGACGACGGCGCGGGCGGTATAGCGACTATTACAATAGTAGACGCTGGTACTGGTTACACTATGGGCGATAGCCTTATTATTTCTGGCGGTAATAACGACGCTACTATTAACGTAGATAGCGTTACGTATACCAGCCAGATAACGACGCCACCAGCTAACGGGGTAGACGCTACTATAGATATAGAGGCGACGCCTATAGGCGGTATAGAAAGTACGGCCCTATTAACGGCGGGTACTGGCTATACGGCTGGTATCTATCCAGTAACAGGCGGTACGGGCGCGGGGGCTATGGTAGAAATAAGCGACGACGGCCTAGGCGGGGTTTCTAGCGTAACGATCTTAGAGGCTGGCGCTGGTTACACTATTTTAGACGTACTAACTATAGACGGCGGTAACCAAGACGCTACTATAGAGGTTAGTAATATCTTAATAGGCGAAATAACTAGCGTAACTATTAATACTGGCGGGCTATACTATGCGATTAACGACCTTTTAGACGTAAGCGCTGGTAATAACGACGCCCAGCTATTAGTAACGTACGTAGGTATAGGGGACTATAAGAACTTTAACGGGGTAGAAAAGCTATATACGTACTGGATATGAGCCAAGAAATAGAAATAACGCAAATTATAGAGGGCCTAGTAGAGGCTATACCGCTAACTATTACAGGGGTATACGATCCTATTAACCTTTATACAAGCGTTTGTAGTACGGCTTGGCTTAGGGTAGGTAAAAAGATATACGACGCGACGGGTAACGAGTTTACTATTACAGAAATAGAAACCGATACGTATATAAAAGCGGTTAATACAGACGGGTTAACCTTGGACGGCGTTATAACTATTTACGAGCCTTTATTTATATCTGGTACTAAAATGGCTACTAGCTTAGAATTTACTAAAATTAGTAAAGACGTAATAGCTAAGACGCCCCTAATATGGTTAGTAGAGTTTATACGCCTACAGAAATACGGCCGAGAAAGCGCGCTAGACTTTAGTACTGAGTTACGTATATTTTTCTTAGATGAAACTAATATACTAAACTATAAGACTAAGGACCATAGGCTAAACGTAGTTAACCCTATGGGTAAATTATTAGACGCCTTTATTAATGTACTTAGAAACGATAGGCGCTTTAAACGGGTAGACGAGTACGAGGTACTTACTTTTAGCCGTTTCGGAACTGAAACAGACGCGGGGGCTTTTCAAAACATACTAGACGCTAACCTAAGCGGGTTAGAGCTACGTATTACTTTAGAAATGTATAAAGAAAATTGTAAAAATTGTAATTAATTAAAAACTTAAAAAAAAATAGAAATTATGGCACTAGGTTGTAATTGTAACGCGGGACTATCCAATACAGGACGCCCGAACTGCTTACCGATCCAATCGGTAACGAGTAAACTAATTTTAGTACCCATTAAACAAACAGACGGCACGCTAAACGGCGTAGATCTTACCCTACCTGTACCAGTATGGGACAACTTAATTAACGAGGTAGACGCTAGCGCGCGCTGGTTTCCTTTACCAACGTTTGAAAATGTAGAACTAGCTAAGGCCGAAAGTCAATTTGAAGAGGCTAATAGCGGGCGTATGGTATTTTTACGCCAAGGTAAAAGATCCTTTAGCGGGGAACTTTGGGCCGAGGACTCTAGCCCTCAGCTATTAGGAAAACTACAAAATAATCGTTGTGTAGATTTCGGCGTATATATCGTAGACGTTAACGGGAATTTAGTAGGTAGTAAAGTAGGTAACTTTTTGTACCCTATCCCTGTAGATAACCCTAGTTTCGATCCTAAATATATGTTCGCTACAGATAGTACTATTTCTAAAATTATGGTAGCTTTTGATTTCGATAGACTTTTTGACGAGGGTACTATGTATATGATTACGCCAGACGAGGCGGGGGTAAACTTTAACGATCTTACAGGTTTAGTAGACGTTAACTTTTTAAACCTAACGCAACTAGCTAACACTAGCGTAGATTTCGATAATAGCCTAGACTATGGTACGGCTTATAACCCTATTAAGTTTAAAGGGGCTACGTTATCCGATTACCAGCTATATAATAATACTACGGCTACGATCGAAACGGGCTGGACTATTACGGAAAACTTACCAGTAGAGGCTAACTATACTTTAGCTTTTCCTTTCGTAACTGGCGAAAGCTATACTATTAGTATCGTTCGTTTAGGATACGACGGCGAAATTACCTTTATCGCGTCTTAATATGGATAAGGTAAAAAAAATAGAGTTTAACGAGGTTTCTATGCGCGAAATACGCGACGTAAAAGAGGCTTTAGAGATCTTTCTAGAGCAAGGCTACGGCTATAAGCAAATAGTAAAAGCGTACTTTGAGGCTTACGAAATTAGCGACGGGCGCGGTAATACGTTTAGCGTAGCGCCTTACGCTGGTAAGGACCTTAACGAGGTATACGATAACTTACCTAACAACTTTAAGCAAGCCCTACCTTTACAGGTAGTAAAAAAACAGGCTATGTTATTTACTGAGTTAGTTAAAGAAAGCGAAAAGCAAGGTAAGCCTTTAAAAGAGGTAGCTAAAGAGTACTTTAGACCTAGACCAGATAGCGACGTACGCCCGCCTTTCGACGGCGACGTACGCCCGCCTTTTGATCGCGAAATAAATACACCTTTAGAAGAGGCGCAAGCGTAAAAAAACGCAAACCAATAAACGAAAAGGGGGGCTATCTAGTAGGTAGCCCTCTTTTTTTTTGATCCTGTAGGCCCTGTAAATACTGGCTTTTAAAAAAAACTTTAAAAAAAAACTACTTTTTTTTGCTTTAGTACTTGTTATATTAAATTAAATTTCTACATTTGTAAGGTGAAACAATTAAAAAATAACAAAATGAAAACGCAAAATTTTAAACAAACGTACAAAGTAGGTCAAGCGGGTAGCTTTATTAACCAACTAATGAGTAATAACGAAAGCGCGCCAGTAGTAGGCGACTGGGCTACTATTTGCTTTTATAGCGATCGCGACGTATGTAAAGTAGTAGAGGTTACTAACGGCGGGGCGCGCGCGGTTGTAGAAATGTATAGTACTAGCGCTACAGAAGAGGGCCGTAAAATTGGTATGGGCCACCAAGACTGGCAACACGAGCCTACAGGCGCTTACGAAACTTACGTATATCGTCGCGGGGCTTGGTATACTGAGGGTTACGAGGTAGTATTTACTAAAGAATTTATCGCTAAGGCCGAGGCTGAGGGTAACGCTTGGGCTTTATGGCGTAGCCTTACCGAGGACCAGTATACGGCGATCTACGGCGACGACTGCCGACCTCAAAACGTAGTAGAGGGTATTACTAAAATGAAAAAAACATACTCTAAGGTACGCGTAATGTTTGGCGTATGTAACTACCACTACGACTGGTCCTTTTAAGGGCTAGTTTTATATAACGAATAAGGGGGCGCTAAGCCCCTTTTTTTATGCTATTAAACTTTTAGTATTTTTATGTAACTTTGTGTATGGCAACTATGCGAGAAACGCCCCTAGGGTTACACTTAAAACGGGTACGATCCTTTACTAACGAGGATCTATTTAAAATAGTGTTTACTAGGCCAGACGTAACGCGCGTAGTAATAGAGCTAAATAGGCTTAGGTTACAAAAGGGGTTAACTACTAAAGGTAATAAGATTAAAAACCTTAAAACAGGTACTAGTAGTTATACAAAAGCGACCGAGGCGATATATAGACAAATAGGTAGGCGGGTAGTAGCTGGTAGTAATTATACTATGAAATACCGAGGCGATTTTTACGATAGTATACGCGTAAATAATGTAACGGGGTTTAATTTCGACGTACTAGCCGATCCTATTAAAGACGACGGGACTAACCTATACGAGGTTTACGGCCAGTTTTTAATAGGCGCAAGCGAGGCCGATCTAAACGTACTTAGATCTTACGTAATACCTATAATGCAAAATATAACGCTAAGTAGATACCTTACCCTTTAAAATGAATATAGGCCAGAAAATAGTAATTTTATTTAAGCACGTACTAAAGAGTAAAAAGCCCAGACTAAAAGCTAGGGCCAAATTATACTATTTAGATCTGGCTAGTTTACCCTTAAAGAACTGGGTAGAAATACAAAAAAATAACCTTACTAAAACTAGGCGAGGTAGGCGAGGTAGCGAAATAGAGGACCAGCTAGCCTACGAGGATCTAAACGACGAGTATATAAACAGGTACGGCCTAGATAAGTACTATTTAAAGCTACTTAAATTACTCAAAGTAAAAGCTATGGCCGAGCTAGACTATATACTAACAGGCGACCGCCGTAAGCTAACAGAAATAGAAATAAAAGAGGCCGATCTTAAAGTAATGCTTACTACCAAAGGTACGGGCCTTACTATAGAGGCCAGCCTTATACATATTAGTAAATTTCTGGGCGTTTGGGTTAACGTAAATACTATTACTACCCTAGAGTATTACGATCTATTAGGCGAGCTAGAGCGATATACAAAAGCGACAAGCGAAAAAATAAACCAAACTAAACGAAATGGCAAAAATAAGTAGTAAAGATATATTTACTAACCCAGATATATACGCGGGGGTACGCAAAAGCGCCCAGCAAACGCTAAAGCTATTAGACGCTATAGATAAGAAATTTAAGGCCCAAGCTACTACCCTTAAAAAAACTTTAGGCGGGGTTAAATTTGATAATACGAAAAGTATAAACGAGTTTTTAAAAGCCATAAACGAGGTTAATAAGATCCAGCAACAAGCCCTAAAAGTTAACCAAGCGCGCCAGCGATCGCAAGACGCCTTAAATAAGACTTTAGCCAGCGCTACGAAATTAGAGCGCGAGCGATCTAAGACGCAAGAGCAAAGCAATAAAACGCAAATAAGCGCCGAGCGTCTAGAACAAACTAGAATAAATACAAAGCGTAAACTAATACAAGAGCAAGAGCGCGAGGCTAAGGCCCAAGCTAAGGCCCAAAAGGCCCAGCAAGACGCTAATAGCGCCTATAAGCAACTAGAAATAAATACTAGAAACCTTAAAAACCAAAGTAAAGAGCTAGGCGCTCAGCTACTTAAATTAGAGCAAGAGGGTAAAAAAGGTAGTAAAGTCTGGCTAGATACTAAAATTAAGTACGACCAAGTAACCGCCAGCGCCTCTAAAATGGACGCCCAGCTAAAAAAACTGGATAAAGCCGTAGGCGATAACTTTAGAAACGTAGGTAACTACCAAAGCGCGCTAAGCGGGCTTAACGGGGTTATGGCTACTTTCGGGGCTAGTTTCGGCTTAGCTCAAATTTTCGATAAGGCTAGTAGCTCAGTTATGAATTTTGAACAAGCTAACGCTACTTTAAGCGCGGTACTAGGTAAGACGCGCGCCGAAACTGGCGACCTACAGAAAATACAAAGGGAACTAGGTAAAACGTCTGGCTATACGGCCAGCCAAGTAGGCGAGCTACAGATAGAGCTAGCCCGTTTAGGGTTTACCGAGGACGATATAAAGAGCGCTACTAATAGCGTTTTAATGTTAGCTAAAGCGTCTGGTAGCGAGCTAGGTAGAGCCTCAGAGGTAGCGGGTGCAACTTTACGAGGGTTTGGCCTTAGTACGTCCGAAACCCAGCGCGTAGTAGATACTATGGCTAAAAGTTTCGATATATCGGCGCTAGGTATGGAAAATTTCGCCGAGGCTATGAAATACGTAGCCCCTGTAGCAAAAGCGGCTGGTGTATCTTTAGAAGAAACTACGGCTATGTTAGGCGTACTTAGTAACGTAGGTATATCTGGTAGTATGGCTGGTACGTCTTTACGCCAGATCTTTAGCCAGTTATCGGGCGAGGGTAAAACGCTTACGCAAGCGCTAGAGGATCTTAGTAAAAAAGGCCTAGATCTAGCGGGCGCTGAGGACGAGGTAGGACGTAACGCGAAAACGGCCCTACTAGCTTTAACAGATAATACCGAGGGTATTAAGTCTATGAGCGCCGAGCTAGTTAACGCCGAGGGTAGCGCCTATAAAACTGCTACGACTATGAGCGATACTTTAGGGGGTAGTTTAGCTAAATTAGGCGGGGCTTTTGAGGGTTATATATTAGACGTTAACGAAAGTAGCGGGGCTAGTAGCTCGTTACGCGAGGCTATAGACTGGCTTACTAAAAACCTTACCACTATATTAGATACGATCCTATTACTAGCCGAGTTATTCGTAAAATATAAGGCCGTAGTAATTACCACTACCCTAGCTAATAAATTAATGGCTAGTAGCTTTATTACCGCTAGTAGAGGCGCTGGCCTTTTACCTACGGCTATGAATACCGCAAAGGGGGCTTTTCAAGCCTTTAATACTGCTATAAAAAGTAATATAATAGGTATAGTAGTAGTATTATTATACGAGCTATATAACGCGCTAACCTCAGTACAAAGCGCCAGCGATCTAGCCAGCGACTTTAACGACCGCGTAGCCGAAAGTATGGCTAATATACAGGTAGAGGCCGTAAAAGAGCGCCAAAACTTAGATATGTTAGTAAACGCTATTAAAAAGACTAACTACGGGACGGCCGAGCGTACTAAATTAATAGATAGCCTAAACGCGAAATATAAGACTAACCTAAAAGATACTAAAGACGACGTAAAATTTCAAGCCTTACTAGCTGGCGCGTATAAAACGGCTAACGACCAGATAACTAAGAAAATAGCTTTAATGGAACTACAGGCCAAGTTTCAACTATACACCCAAGAAATAGTAAAGCTAGAGGCCGAAAACTTAAAGCTAGCCCAAAAGTCTAGGGACGCTTGGGGGCAAAACGCCTTTACTGAGTTTATACAGGGTTTCGGCTGGTACGACGAAACTAGGGGCTACTTAGACGCGCAAAGGGGCGAAAATACTAAATTTCTACAAACGCTAACCGCTGAGCAAGCTAAACTAAAAAAGCAACTAGAGAAAACCCTAGCCGAAACGCAAGACGAAAGCGTAATAAATAGTATACTAGGGCAAATAGACGACGTAGATAAAGCGACTACAGACTACGGCGGTACTCTAGATAAGACTACGCCGAAAACTAGAGAATTTAACTACGAGTTAAAAAAAGAAAACGAGTATCTAAGTAAGCAAAGGGACTTATTACAAGAGCTAAACGTGCTTTTACAGGATCGCGGTATACTACAGGCTACAGATAAACTAGATACTATGCTAGGCGACGCCCTAGAGCGAGTTAAAAAAACTGGCGAAACTTTTACCTACGTTATAGATCCAGAAAGTAACCTACAAATAGATCCTATTATAGAGCAAATAGAAACTATTACCACTATAACAAAAGAGGCCGAGGCCCAGCGTACTAAATTCGCTATAGAGGGTATAGAGCTAAAATATAAAGCCGAGTACGAGGCTAAGAAAAAACTAGCCGAGGATAACTATAAGGATACGCTAAAAGATATAAACGACGAAATAAAAGCCGTTAAAGAGGGTATAGCCGAGGGTACAGAAACTACCCAGACGCTAACCAATTTAACTAAAGAAAAAAAGCGTATAGAGGCCGAGTATACCGCCTACGTAAAAGAGCTAGATCTAGAACAGGTAGAAATGGAAAAGGATAAAAATACCGAAATAGAAATAGAAAACGCTAAGCTAGTAGATCGTAACGCCGAGCTAGATAAAGAAGAGCTAGAGCGTAAAACAACATATAACGAGGCCCAGCTAGACGGCTACCAAGAATTTCTAGACGCTAAAAACGAAAAGGACGAGAAAGATAAACAAGACAAGGCCGACCTAGATAATAAAGAAATAGAGGCCTATAAGGCAAAATGGGACGAAATAAACAATATAGTAAAGGCTAGCGCCGATTTCTTTATACAACAAAGCGAGCGTAAAATAGACCAGCTAGATAAAGAAATAGAGCAAGCCCAGAAAACCTACGACCTATTAAAAGGCCTAGCCGAAAGCGGTAATATAGACGCTAAAGAAAGTTTAGCCGAGCAACAAAGAATAATAGAAGAGGCTAACAGAAAAAAGGCCCTAGAAGAGCGACGCCAGCAAATAGCCAAGCTAGCCGAAACGGCCTTTAATACCTATAACCAAAAAATACAAGACGGCAAAAAAGGCACGCAAGCGCTAACCGAAACGATACGCGATATAACCCTATTAACCCAGCTAGTAGGTAGTTTAATGCCAGCCTACGAAAAGGGTACAGAGGATACGGGTAATACTAACGGGCGCGGGGTAGACGGGCGCGGGGGCTTTAATGCGATCCTACACCCTAACGAGCGAGTACTAACAAAGGGCCAAAACAAACTAATAGGCGACCTAAGTAACGAGCAACTAGCGCAACTAGCTTTTAACTATAGGACTAATAAATTAAACGTAGATAGCGCCGAAACTATGAGCGCTTTAGACTTTAGCCTATTACTTAATAAGGTAGACAAATTAACCAAAGTAATACAGGATAAGCCAGATACCGAGCTAAACGTAGGCCAGATTACCCAGACTACCCTAGAACTGGTAGAGCAAAAAAGAAAAGGTAATACTACTACTTATAACAGGTTTAAAATTAAAAGATGAAACACTACCTAAACGATATAGAAATTACCCCGCGTAATAGGACTAGTATAGGTATTACGTCTAATTTTACAGATAACCCTAATATATTAGAGTTAACTACAGATAGTATAATACTACCCCGCGAGGCGTTTAATATGGTAAAGGACCATATAACTAATTTAGGCCTATTTGAGGGTATACCTTACCGAATAGAGCTAGAGGGGGGCGTAAACTTAGAGTATTACGTAGATCTTACAGACGAAATAAAAGTAAAAGACTACGAGGCCGAGGTAACTATAAAAAAACGTAAAGGCCTAGATAATTTTAGAGAAAGGGCCGAGGCGGTTACTTTTACATTAATGAAAAGTAAAGGGGTTAGTTTTGATTTATTTAACGTACCTTATTTAGTAATACCAGAAAACCAGATAGAGCTAGCTATTACGCTGGGTATTTCTACCTACGTAATGACTGAAAGCCTTATAAAAGCGGGCCAAGAGGCCTATAATAGTATAAGCGAGTTAATACAGGCCGTAACGCCTAGCGTAGGGGCTGGTATTGTTATGGATACGGGCGATATTATAGTACTAGTATTAAAAGTAGTAGCGAGGGTTATAATTTTCGCGCTTATACTGGTAGCGGTTATAGATCTGGCTACTAAATTATTTACTCTAATTTTTCCACCTAAGCGAAATTTAAAGGCCTGTAAAGTACAGGAACTTTTAAAAAAAGGTTGCCAGTATTTAGGCTATACTTTCGTAAGCGATCTACTTACTACCTACCCTAACTATACTATACTACCAGTACCACTAGTACCAGATAGGCGTAGTATATTCGACTTTAGGCCCGAAGAGTGGATAACCCCGTATAATAATGGCGTACCAGCTAGTAGCGATAGCGTACCTACTTTAGGCTTACTTTTCGACGCCGTAGAAACTATGTTTAATGCCCGTACTAGAGTATTTAACGGCGTAGTAAGATTAGAGCGACGCGATTACTGGGCTACGCAAGCTAGCGCCCAGATCCTACCAGCGCTTACAGACCAAAACGACCGCCTAGACGAATTTAGCTATAATACTGAGGACGTCTGGAAAAGGTACTATATTAAATATAACCTAGACTATAGCGATATTTATACGCTAGACGGGAACGTATACGATATACACGACGCCGAATATAGTACCGAGCCTACTAGTATAGTTAACGCTGATCTGGTAAGTATAAAAGGGCTAAACGAGGTAAATATACCTTTTAGTCTAGGTAAGAGAAAAGAAACGCTAAACTGGCTAGAAAAAATAGCTAAAACTTTTTTCGAGCTAGTAGATAGCGTTACGGGTATTTTCGGGGGCGGTACTAATTTCGGGGCGACTATACAGGATAGGACTAACTTACTGGTAGTTTCTCAAATGTACTTTAGTACTACTAAAATACTATGGACTATAGGGGGACGCCAGCCAGCCAGCTACGCTAATTATATAAGCGCTACTAACCTCTGGAATAAATACCACTATATAAATAAAATAGATCTAAACGCTTGGACTATAAAAGAAAACGCGCGCCTAAGACTTAAAGCTACAGATTTCGTAACTTTGCTAAATAATAATTTCGCACAAATAGACGGCGAAATATGCGAAATAACAGAAATAACGTATATAGACGAGGCTAGTAACTGCGAGGTAAGCTATAAGACGCCAAGTAATTACGCTACGGGTAAGGTTAATACGATTAAAATAAATTAGAAAAATGGAACTAGACGAAATAAAAAAAATGGTTATAGAGGCTAAAACTAATTTAGATAATATAGAAAAGATTAACGCCAGCCTTTTAAACAAGTTACCCGCTGAGTACGACCAGCAAAAAACAGAAATTATAGAGGATATTAGCCGTATTAATAATATGGTACAAAAAAGCGATTTAAGCGGTTTAAACGATTTACTAAAAAAATATGCCGATAACAATACTAAATAAAGAGTATACCGATATATACGGCAATACTAAAACGTACTACGAAAGTAACGCGGGCGATATAACCGAGGTAGAAATACTGGTTATGGAACAGATACTAGTAATTAGTAACGCTACCAACTATTTACAATTTAACGAGCTACAGGATACTATAGTAAGTAGTAGTATAGACTGGTTAAAAGAGGGCTTTAGGGTAGGTAACCCAGTAGGTACGGCGAGGTTTACCAGCGGGGGCGCGTTAATAGGTTTATATGGCGCTAACGTAGTTAATATATATGGTACTAATAATAATACTATACAATTAAGCGCCCTAAACGCGGGGGCTGTACCAGACGTAACCGCGGGCCAGTATTTCGCGATCTGGGACACTAATACAGGTAACCGATTTGAAGAAATAGTACTAAATGTAAACCAAGTACAAACGGGTACGGCTGGTAGCCAGTATAGCCCTATAGACGGCGAGGCTACTAGGTTTATTTTTGATATTAAAAACGCGCCTAATTTTCCTTTTTTCCCAGCTAACCAAGTTATACAAAGTACGGCTATAAATAACAAATCGGGCCAGTATACGGCTATAGCTGAGCTAATAACTACTACAGATAGCCCACTACTATACGGCGGTACTATAGCCGTAGGGTACGTAAATAAGATAAGAATAAAACTAATAAATAGCGGTATATTAACGCCTAGCCTTTTCTTTGTGGATAAATGCCTAAAGCCTTACTTTAAATTAGAGTACGCTAGGTATTTAGGCGAGCCGTTTAATAGATCTACCTATATAATAACAGACGACGCTAATACTGGCTTTTTTAACGAGGCTTATAATATAGGTAATATAGACGCTACCCTAATACAGGGTATAACTAATTTAGCTTACGACGCCCCTACGACGGGCCAAATTATAGTAGAAAGCGCGACGCCTACCAGCGACGTAGCCCTAGGCCTTAGTTACGTACCGATTAACGACGCCTACTATAGAAATAGACCATATACCCAAAGCGAGCTAGGCTTTACTATACCTAGTACGCCTACCTTTGTACTGGGTACGCCTACTACCAGCCCTACAAACGAGTACGGGGCTAATTATACTATAGAGGTTACTAATACTACTATAGTAGGTACTACGATTACTATAGATTTTACCTTTACCCCTAATAGTTTTTTTGATAATTTCTTTAGCAACGTAGACGAGGGCGACCGCCTTTTTTACGTATGGGTAAAAGTAGGTAGCGTAAACCTATTAGCCTTTTCGGGCCAGCTAGAAAGTAACCCGCCTATAGGGGGGCTTATAGATATGGTACAAAATGTATTTATAGACCATAGCCAAAACTATACAGATAGCAACGTAACGGCTACAGGATACGAGGCTAATATAGAGGACGATCTAGCCTTTATAGGTAAGTTTCGACTACCTTACGACGAAATAGTAGAAAGTTTTACGGCTAGACTAGAGGCGTATAATACCGCTACAGATGATAGCTTTACTTTATCTAGTACGTTCTTTAGCTTTTCTAGTATACCAATGGTAGGCGGTAAGTACATACTAAACGAAAATACTAACGTAATTAATACGCTACCTACCACTAGCGAAAAAAGAAACGCTACGCTATATTTAGAGCCTAGTATAGATACCGCTGGCGAGTACGGCGTAAAGATCTACTACCCGTTTTTATTTCGCTGGGAATACTGGCTACCTCAGCTAAACGCTAGCGCCGATTTCTACCCTAACCAACAAACTAAAGACTATTTTCCTTACGATACTACGGGCGACTGGACTATACGCCTACACCTAGAGAAAGTAGTAGATAATTTAGCCTATACTTTCGACGACGACCTAACTATAAAGTATTACGATAGCGCTAAAGAAATTTACCAGTATATAGACGTTTATAGGGTAAGTACTGGCCAGCTAGTTAACGTACTGGTAACTGGCGAAATGCACCGCGTAGATACTTACCACGAACTACTAAACGGCCAAGTATGGGACGGGAACGTATGGGGGCAAATTACTATAGAGCCTACAGAAAGCGCCCCGCGCTGGTTAATTAGTACTATAGTACCCCACGACTTTAACCCAGCTAACCCCTTTACGCCTATTTCTGGTAACTACGCCGAGCTAACCTTTTTAAGCCCTACGCTTATTAAAATTAGCGCCTATTTTAACGCTAATAATATAGACCTAACTAACGGGGCTAAGTTTACTACAAAAATTAAAGGTTGTAGCGTAATTAAAGAAATAGTAGGTAAGATTACTACCTACGGCGATATAAAAGAAACGACTAACGACGATATAAAAATAATAAGTATATAAATAAATACTATGGCTAATTTAAAGATCCACGAGTACCCAATAGAGCGCCTAACGTTTGGCGATAACGACTATTACGACGTAGACTATTACGACGGGGTAAATTATTTAACCGCTAAAATAAAAGGTAGCGTAATACGCCAAGGGGTTATAAATACCTTACCAACTATTTACCAGCCCCCTACTATAGACCTCAGTACGGCGCACCTAAGCGGGGGCGTAAACCATAACCCTAACGCTGGCGCTGGTTATCACTTACATATAAACGGGACGGGTAGCCCAGCTAGGCTAGATTTTAACATACCACTACAAAACCTAGGTATAGGATACGACGGCGGTACTTTAGATATTAAGCTAGCCTACCAGATCTATAACACTAATAGCGGGGGTAACGTATCTTTTACTATTTATTATAAATTCGTAAAAAGCGACGGGACTAGTAACGCCGAAACTGGCGCTAGTACTTTAAATACTTTAGTACCTGTAGCGGGTAGATCTGTAAATACTCTTTACGAGGATCTTATAGCTAGCGTTTCTGGCCCAGTAAATAGCGACTATTTAGTACTTACTATTATACGAAATACAGGTAACCCTAACAATACAGACCTAATAGACGCTATAGGTATTAAATTAGAAAAATAAGTAACTTTACGCTATGGCTTGCGACTGCATAACAATAGACTACAAACTAAATTTATATAGGGTTACTTTTAAAGAGGTAGCCTATCCTAGCGCCCCGCCAGTTACTCTAGATCTAGTACCTAGAGGCGACTATAACGGGCGTACTTGGTATAGAGGCTATACTACAAATAGGCCAGAATTTACTAACCAGATAGTACCTTTCTGTATATTTTTCGATAGCGCTAATACTAGGTACGAGGTTAGGCAAAGTATAAACCCTTTAACGGCTGGTACGGCCCTAGCGTATTTTTATATAACGATCTGGGACGGGACGCCTACCAGTACCGCGCCAGTAGCGCCAGTAAACCCGCTAGGTAGCGGGGGCTGGGAAAGTAGCCATTTTAGCCAGCTAGATACGGCCTTTATAGGTAACCTATTAGTAGAAACTATAGAGGTAGATAAAGAGCTAACGCTTTATAATGGTAAAAACTGGTATAAATGGACCGCGCAAGCTAACCCTAATTTAATTATAGATAGCGTAGGGCCTGTATATACTGAGCTAGAGCAAACGTACTACGTATATTTTGATACTGGCGGTACGGGCCAATGGGAAATAGGTAACGTACTAGGGGGTAATAACGTACCGCCTTTAGGTAGTGTTATGGCTTTTGTAAAACAAGCTAGCGACTGCCCGCCTTTTGTTTATAATCCTGTATGGATCGTAAACGAAAACTTTACTACTTTCGGGCTTAAACCTTGCCAGCCAGACGTATATAAGTGTTTAGCTATAAAATATAGCTTACCAGATAGTTACGAGGCCCAGCTAGCCGAGGTAAACGTATACGACGTTTTAGGGGGCGTACCTAGTTACGTATTTACCCTACCAGAGTACCCAGATCTTACCTTTAAGATCCTCAACGCCGATTACGGCGCGCCTTTTTTCGCTGGCTGGTATTTAATTACTTTAGGGCCGTCTGGCGATATAATTAGTTACCTAGAAAACGACGGGACTATATTAGAATATCCTTTTATGGATAACCCAAGCGCTTACGGCTGGTCTATAAATAGTTACTTTAATATATTCGATACTAATAGCGGTAACTGCCCCGTATCGCGTTTAGATTGTGGTTGCGGGCTTACTTTTAATTTCTTTATACCCGAAAGGGGTAACGTAGATATATTAGTAACAGACGTAGCGGGCGAGTACGGCGGGCGAAATTACTACGAATTTACGGCCGAGTTTACTATAGGTTTACCTGTAAATTTATTTTGCTTTTGGAACGGCTGGGCTTGGGATATATCCGAAACTTTAGGCGGTATACCTATAGCTAGACTATACCTAAATAGTAACTGCCCTGTAGGGGACGCTATAACTGGCGAGCCAGATAGTTTTCTAGGCCTTTGGTTTATTATAGGCGACGGGGTTACTCTTTATAGTACTGGTATATCCTGTACTACTTGCGGGCTAGAGGATCGTATATATAAAAAATACGAGGCGGTTAAATTACCCGACAACTTTACAGAAACCCCTAGAGGGCCTAAAGGTTGTTGCGACTGCGAGCAACTAGTACTAGGGGCGTCTGGCGGTAATAGCTGGGAAAACGATATAACTAGTAGCTGGATAAAGGTAAGCCAAGGGGGTAGCGCTACGTTTAAACTTACTAAAAACGGCCAGATAACTAACTACGTTTTAGAGCAAAACGTACTAGTAAACGATATTAATACTATATACGTTACTATAGACTGGGGCGAGGTACTGGCTAGCGACGGCGTAGGGTGCTATAAATTAGAGGTAACCTACGATATAGGCGGTATAGTGGATACTATTACAAAAGGTATTTTTAAATTAATGGTATTTAGTACCGCTAACGCTTTACATACCGCTAGAGTAAAAGCCGTATTTAACCTATACCACGAAAGCGAGGGTATAGACTTTACAGGTAGTAACGTAGTTAGTACCCATAGATTTTACGGCTATATTGGTAACCGCCAGCCTAATACCGAAATAGATAATATAATATACTCTAATAGAGAAATGAAAAGCGTAATACGTGAAAACCTAAATACGTACGAAATTATTACCGATCCTCTAGAAGAATGTATACTAAGCCCTTTAATAGATACGTACCTACTGAGCGAAAACGAGCTATATATTAGCGATTATAACTTTCATAACCATAGCTACAGGTATAACGATCTACCAGTAATTTTAGAAGAAAGCCCAGAGGTAGAGTATTACGACTTTAGCCGTAAGGCCAAGGTAACGGCAAGCGTAAGCGATAAGTATAAAAATAAACGTACATATTTTAAATAAAATGAAAAGTAACCTAACCGATTTTACCGATTTTTTAAGTATGCTAGTAGGCGTAGTAGGGGCTTTATTAAAAGGCCTAAAGCAACGGCTAAGCGCTACTACTATTATTTTATCTTGTCTGGTAGCTGGTATTTTAAGTTACGCTAGTATGGGGTTAATAGAAGTTTTTTATAGCGATCTTAGCCCTAGGCTTGTTATTTTTATTAGCTTTTGCGTAGGCTGGATAGCTAACGAAATTACCGCGAAACTGGACCTATTAGTAAACGATTTTTACGATATATTTATAGGCTGGGTAAGATCCTTTTTTAAATTTAAAAGCCGTAATAATGAAAACGAAAATAATAAGCCTTAGTATCTTTGTTTTATTAGGTATAAAGGCCTTTTCTAAGGACCTAGTAATTAAAGTAGATAGTACTAATACTATGAGTACTACGACGTATAACGGCGATACTACTAGCGTACATAAAGTAATTAACGTAGGCGACCACTTAGTAATTATAGATACTATTAAGATCGAAAAGGTAAAGCCTGTAGTAAAAGAGGTAGTAAAAACCGCGCCAGATCCTTTAAAAAAATACGTAGGCTTTATGGCTTTACTATTTGCGGTACTGGCCATTTTAAACGCTAAAAGATCTAAAAATAAAGATAATGGGACTAAAGACTAACGTAAGAGGTTACAACGATAAAGAAATACTAAATAAGATAGCCAGCCTTACCAGTTTTAAGGGCTACCCTAAAGGGTATTATATCGTAGGTATACAAAGCGTAGAGGACGCCTTTAATAAATTCGACGATAAATTTTATTTATACCGAAACGACGGGCCAGAATTTACTAGGGACGCCAGCCTACAGAAATTTATACTAGTTACTAGCGGTACTACTAACGCTGGCGCTAACGGCCTTTTAAAATACGATAGCTACGATAAGCAAGGTTACGCGGTATTAAAGACTAACGAGGTATACTATAACGTCTGGCGCTATGGTTTACACCGCGGTAAAATGCGAGCGCTTAGACAAGTAAGGCCGTTTTTAATTTCTAGGGACGGCGATAAAGATACCAAGGTAGAAGAGGGTAACGCTTTACCAGCTATAGTAGGTATAAATTTCCACTTTAATAGCTATAACCTAAGTACCCCAGAAATTAAAGAAATTATAGGGGGCTGGTCTTTAGGTTGCCAAGTATGTAATATAGCTACAGACTATACCAAAATTATAGATCTTTGCCAGCCTCAAAAGGACGTAAGCTATATACTGCTAAAAGAATTTTAAAAAAAAATATACGAGCGTATCGCTTGTATTTACTGGTATTTCACGTATAGAACGTATAGAGGGGTAAAAAAATTTACCTCTTTTTTCTTGTTATATTAAATTTAATTTCTACTTTTGAAATGTGAAACAATTAAAATATAACGCTATGAGTAAGCCAGTTTACCAGATCCTAAGAAACGTAGTAATAGTAAAAACTACAGATAAAGCCTATTTAATCAACTTTAAGAGCCGTAATTTATGGCTACCTATTAGCCTAGTTAGTAGCCTTTTCCCAGATTACGGGCGCGGTACTATAGATATGGTAGTACCAGTATGGTACGCGGAAAAAAACGGGCTTATTTACTAGGCCCTCTTTATTAATTTGTAACCCCTTTAAATTTATATAAAATGAAAAATTCAACTTTTTTAAACTTGCGTAACGCCTCTACTTTAGAGGCCGTAGTAACCCTAAACTTTTACGCCCATAAAGAGCGTAAAACTGAAGAGCGTACCCAAAAGGCGCTAACTAAGCTAAGCGAAACTAAAGCGATCCTAGAGCTATTAGGCCTATATACTGGCTACGCGCTACAGACTGCTATAGATCTTTATAAGGCGCTAAGCGACGACGAAAAAACAGAGTTTAGAGCTAATTACGGCTATAGCTTTAGTATAGACTTTTACTATATAGAGGACCTAATTAGACGCCTAGAGGATAATACTATTAACTATACAGACGTAATACTAAACTAATAATACGGCGGGGTAACCCGCCTTAACTTTTTAATACTTTTAGCTATGAGAATTTTAAAAGCAAAAATAGAAAAGGTAAAAGAGGTAGAAAATACCTATATACCTCTTACGCCGAGCCTAGCGGTATATCGTAAATTTTGGGCTAATAAAAGCCTACGGGGCGATATTCAAGAGGTACGTACTACTTTTAACGTAACGCTATACCTAGCTTATCTAGACGCTATAAATACGATCGAATGAAAACAGGAATAAAAGCACCTTACAAAAATAAGCGCCTAACGATAAGCCTAGACGTTAAAAACCCCCTAGATATAAAGGGGGCTTTATTACATATAGTAAGCCAGATATACGACGGCCAGCCTATAGGTACTGGTAACTACGAAACTGGTAGCTACTTTTACGAGCTAGAATTTACCGAGCTAAGCGACTTTACAGAAAAAGAAATAGAGGGCGTTTGGTATAGGATCTATACCAGCCAGATAACTAAAGAAAATTTTTAACTATGAATAAAAAAGCCTTTTTAATTTATAAGGATAGTTTAGCCGTACTAGACGAGCTAACAGACGAGCAAGCGGGCCAGCTATTTAAAGCGATTAAAGCCTACCACGAGGGTAGCGAGCTAGCCCTAGATTTCGGCCTACGTATGGCCTTTATACCTTTTAAAAGCCAGTTTATACGCGACGAGGATAAGTATAAAGCGATAAGCGAAAAGAATAAAGAGAACGTACTAAAGCGCTGGAAAAATACGAGCGTATACGATCCTATACAAACGGATACGAGTAATACCGATAAAGATAAAGATAAGGATAAGGATAAGGATATAAAAGAAAAGCGTAAACGCGATTTTATTACTTTCTGGGACTTATATAATAAAAAGGTAGATAGGACTAGAGCCGAGGCCGTTTTTAATAAGCTAAAAGATAGCGAGGT